TGCATCTCCTTCTCTGACATACTTTGCACCTGCATTGGCGTTCTTAATAATATTAAATCCCTCAGCATATGCCTGCATTATTCCGTATTCTATTCCATTATGAACCATCTTCACAAAGTGTCCTGCACCTGGACCACCACAATGCAACCAACCATATTCAGATGAAGTTATAGGTGAGTCAAATTGAGTCCTGGGGGCAGCATTGATTCCTGGGGAGAGTGCATCAAAAATGCGCGAACAAGTGGAGACCGCAGTATTTCCGCCACCAACCATAAGACAGTATCCACGATCCAAACCATAAACACCGCCGCTAGTACCACAATCAATATATTGGATACCAAGTTTTGCCAGACGTTCTGCTCTTTTCCGACTGTCTTTAAAATTGCTATTGCCATGATCAATAATAATATCTCCTTCACTACAATATCGTAGTAACTCATTGATCGTCTCCTCTACGGTTTCGGCAGGGACAACCATCTGAAAGATTCCTGGTTGTGTTCCACCATTTTTATTTTGTTTAACTACTTTAACAAGGCTTTCAATATTAGTTGCAATTCCATTAACAAATCCCTTTTCAAAGGTTTCGTTTGCTTTTTCATAATTTCTACGATATCCCCAAACTTCAATACCTGCTTTCATCATACGGCGAGACATACCTTCGCCCATTCTTCCAAGTCCGATTAGTCCTACTTTCATACTGTTTTCCTAGTAAGCGTGTGTAAGTCCCCAATAAATCCACAACCCTATAAGGGTTGCATATATCAGTGATAGTGCAAATATTGTCTTAATCATCTTCTTCATCCTCGTAAGTAGATGGTTCTTCAAAGAGTTCTTCCATTTTTTGTTGAAAAACTCTTTGATGTAGTTCTTGCAAATCTTCTTCTGTGAATCTAACCACTAGTAATGGATCTCCTGCCTTAACGTCGTTTAATTCTGGATGTTTAACTTTTGGACTTTTTGAATACCCATGATGAGCATTCATAATCATCCAACCTTGTACAAACATAGAAAGAGAAATAACCAAAAGAACAAACCACGGAACCAAAAAAATTAATTCAGAGTGATTTTGAGCCATGGTAGTAAAGGAGGAATAACTCCAACCAATCTCAAAAGTCCCTCAGCAAATAAAGCAAGAACCACCCAACCGACGCACATACTAATGATAGAAGCATTACGGTTGTGTCGTCGTATTGCTGCATCGATCATCTCCTGAACTTCAGAACGTGTAATTAATTCATCTTGTTCGTGCATCATTTTTCATCTCCAAAAAACTTTGCAAGAGGGTCTCTTTTAGTTTTTACAATCTCACATGCTCTTTTATAAAACATATTGTCAAGATTTCCAGAAGCCTCAAAGGTCTCTTTGATCTTTACCCAATTATTATAGGTATGATCGTCCATGTTATTATTGAGTTGTACATGGCTATATACTAATCACCCAGCCTTTATTGTCAACGTTATGTGTTGATTTGCAAAAAGTGTTTAAGTAATTGTTAAATTTGTAACTATTCTAAACGGAAAGGGTGGGATTCGAACCCACGGAGGCTTTCACCTCGGCAGTTTTCAAGACTGCTACCTTAAACCACTCGGTCACCTTTCCAAACGGAGGATGTTGGATTTGAACCAACGGATGCACTTAAAGTACATCGGGGGATTAGCAATCCCCTGCATTAAACCTAACTCTGCCAATCCTCCTATCGGATTTCAAAATCCAGTTTACGAACCTTACGGGCCCTTCTGGACTCTTGATATGCAAGATCTGACGCACTAAGTACACCAGAATTCTTAGTTTCCTTAACTGAGTTTAACATGACTACTTGATTTAAGTCAACAGCAGTAATAGTATCTCCTTTTACAAGAGTCATATTATCACATCCACAACACACGGCTTTAGTTGGATGAGACTCCAACTCGGTGTTACACACCTTACATCTTACTCTTAACATTGTACTATACCTTTAATTAATCAATCTTCGGTAGGTTCCTCTACTATTTCTTCTGTAGTTTCTTCTACAATTTCATCTTCTAACTCTTCAATCTCATTTACTTCTTCTTTTAATCCAGGAGAAGACTCCAAATAAGACCTCAACATCCAAACAAATTTACCATGAGATTCGTTTAGATCATCTGCAAGATTTGAAGTTGCTCTTGACTTCTGTTCATCAGCTTCTTCAGCAACTTCAGTAAGAAGATCACAAAGATCTTGATTTGATTTTAACAGATCTTTAACCATCTTATGGCAATCTGTTGTACTTTGACCCGTTTTGACTTTTGATACTTCTAAAACTCTCTCTAGACTGTTAAGAGGTTTTACATTTAAGAACCTCATATGTTCAGAGATGCGTACATTCCAATGATAGGCCCAGGTCTTATGGAATAAGACAAAAAGTGATGCCTGAGCATCACTCAATAGTTTAAAAAGTTTTTCCATTATATCAAAAATACTTTAGAAGTATTTAGTAATGGGAGATACTGGATTCGAACCAGTGACTTCACACTTGTAAGGAGCGCACTCTACCGCTGAGTTAATCTCCCGTTAGGGGTGGGGGGTGAGAATTGGCTTTACTCACAACCGGGAAGGTTTCACTAGCCTAACGTTATTCCCAGTACTTAGGTTCTCTCAGGTAGAGAGTTCTATACCTTTGATTTCTCAACGATACAGCGGGCACCACCCCTAACCTACTACATTACTCCGTACATAACCACAGGAGTTATTCTGTCACACCCAGAGAACTTCCGTCGAAATTCTCAAGAGCGGAATACCGGATTCGAACCGGTGACATCCAACTTGGAAGGATGGCGTTCTACCACTGAACTAATTCCGCATGTACCAATTATAAACTATGTAGTTTAGATTGGCAAGTGTCGGTGAAAGGACTTGAACCTTCACGGATTACTCCATATGGGCCTAAACCATACGCGGCTACCAATTACGCCACACCGACAGTTGGTGACTTCGGATATGATGATCCCGAAGTCTTATGAAAGAACTTATGTCCTTTCAACTCCCCCACCTGGACTCGAACCAGGAACCCCACTCCCTTGTCGGGGTGTCCTGACCACTAGACTACCAACGGCATTTGGTGGCGGGGGGAGGAATTGAACCTCCTTCCTGAAGCTTATGAGACTTCTGTGCAACCGTTACACTTCCCCACAATGATAGCAGCATTTCACTGCTCGTAACACTTTCTTTACAGGGCTGTTATCACCCCGTCTCTCTAAACTAGGGCAGTAGACTTACTGCGAGAGAATGCAACGATGTTGTTTGCGTTTGTTTTTTGTCCCGTCAACAGATACAACCTTACTACCCCGTCGAAACCTTGGCAACCCCTTGCAATGGAGTTGTGGGGAGTCGAACCCCAGTCCGAAGCAACAGAATTTGCATCCTCTTGAACATAGTATATAGTATCAGAAAATTGTTCGGTTGTCAACGGAGAGAGAGGGATTTGAACCCTCGGTGAAATTACTCCCACACAGACTTTCCAGGTCTGCTCCTTAAGCCACTCGGACACCTCTCCAGTAGAAACATCATACCATAGACATGATGTTTGTCAAGTCATACAAAAATATATTCTTTCCATTCTGCAACTCTACTTTTCTGAAGATCTAAAACGACTTTACTAAAAGGAGCATGAGGAATCTTTTTTAAAGCCATGTTAGTTTCTTTAAGAAGAAGATTTCCTTTTTTGGAATTACATGATGCACAACAAGTTACTAAATTTTCCCAAGTATCTTCTCCACCTCTGGACCTAGGAATAACATGATCTATTGTTAGATTAGTTTTAGATCCACAGTATTGACACTCATTATCGTCTCTTTTATAGATCATAGATCTAGTTGGATAATCAGTTTTACCGTGTGTGAAGGGCAATTTTACATAATTAACTAAACGAATAATTCTTTTTGTAATTAGTTTTGCTTTTTCTTTGAACAAGAGTACTATGGCTCTTTTCCAATTTGTAAAGTGAATTGGTTCATAGGAGCTGTTCAGAACCAATATTGTTGAATGTGGTTCTACTATTTCCATCTTTACATACCTATACCTCTGATATTTAGATTTTTAAATGGCACCCTGAGAGAGATTTGAACTCCCGTCTTCTTCGTTCGTAGCGAAGCACTCTTCCACTGAGTTACCAGGGCAGGCGAAGGATGAGGGACTTGAACCCCCACTAGCGGTTTTGGAGACCGCCGTGCTACCAATTACACCAATCCGACATGGTATCCATGAGAGGACTCGAACCTCCAACAAATAGATCCTTAGTCTATTGCCTCTTCCAATTGGGCTACATGGATATACTGGGTGACTAGGATTCGAACCTAGATAAACGCCTTCAAAGGGCGGTGTCCTACCATTAGACGATCTCCCAAGCCCTCAGTCGGATTTGAACCAACGACCTACTCATTACTAGTGAGTTGCTCTACCACTGAGCTATAAGGGCGGGGTGCCGTATGGGAATTGAACCCATCTAGTCGGTTCCACAAACCGATGCCTTACCACTAGGCTAACGACACATGGCAGTAGATGGATTTGAACCACCGACCATAGGAATATGAGACCCGTGCTCTGCCAGACTGAGCTATACTGCCGTATCGTAGGTATATCATTTGAGAGGATTCGAACCCCCATTGCCGCCTCCAAAACGCAAGTGCTATGGCGGAGTGTTACCGTTACACTACAAATGATGTCCTTACGTTGCTTACTCCTTTATTCTACTCATTGGATTTACTTGTTGGACCTAATCGTTGGAATACTAACTGTGTTCAACTTATTACCCTGTCTCGACTTTAACGAGACTGTGTTCTATAGCCTTTGCGTTTGATAGTAATAAGTATACTGACAGGTTTCTTTTACCTTTCAGTTTTCCGTTCAACCCAACTTTTGAATAAAGTTTGGGCAAGTG